ATGACCGGCAAGTGGATGGAGGTAGAAAATTACGCTCGCCAGATGGCTCAAGGCAAATATTATGGTGGCCAAAACTATAACCAGGTTTGGGATAAGATTCGTGAATATAATGCGGACCCAACTCAAGGCCCACGTCTTGAAAAAGAAGCCATGGCTAATAGATCTACGGGTCAGAAAATGTTGGCAAACACCCCCAAACCATTACAAGGTTTAGTTTCTAAACCAATGGGTGTTATAGGTCGTGGTGTTGTTGGTTTGGGCGCTGGTATGCAAGGTTCGGATGCGCTTAATCGTTACAACGCTGGTGACACTAGCGGTTCAATAATTAGCGGCATTGGTGCGTTAGGTACCGCAGCGGCTATGATCCCACACCCTGTAACACGTATTGGTGGTACGGCCATTGGACTAGGTGCTGAAGGTTTAAACACATTCCTTGATTATCTTAAAAAGAAAAGCCAAAAGCCCGCACAGCCACAACAAGCTCAGGCACAACCACAGCAGCCACAACAGATGGCTGAGGGTGGATCAGCAAAGAAAAAGATGTCTAAGGCTGAACGTGCGGCTAAAGCAATACGTGAGAATAATAAAAAAAAAGTTCCGCATTTAAGTAACGGTGGTTTACCGCCGGCTGAGAATGCAGCCCGCACTCAAATCATTGGCACTTTGCCAACATACGAAAAAGCTGAAGAAGAATTAAAGAAACGCGGTGCGCAAGGTAGGGCATTAGACTTTGGTGCTGGTCTTGGTGAAGGCGCTAAGATTCTAAAAGCAGATACCTATGAGCCGTTTCCAAAAGGTTGGAAGCCAACGTTCATTGATCCTAAACAAATCCCCACAGAAGCATACGGCAAACTGACTAACTTAAATGTTATGAATGTTGTGCCGCCTAAAGTTAGAGATGAGATTGCAAGCCACATTGGTAGAGTAATTGAACCGGGCGGTCAGGGCATTGTAACAACACGTGGCGCCGATGTAATGAAAGCAAAAGGCAGACCCGGCCCAGAACCAATGTCAATCATCACAAGCCGTGATACGTACCAAAAAGGTTTTACCAAGCAGGAGTTAGAAGATTACATGAAACGCATGCTGGGTGAAAAGTATGACGTTAATAAAGTAAACCTTGGCCCCGCTGGCGTACATGTGCAAAAGAAAAAGCCAACCATTTATACAGGCGGTGGAATAGCAATACCTGTCAATGCCCCCGTTGGTAGTCGTGCTCAAGAAACAACCGGCCAAGGCGCTGCTCAGATAATGAACCCGCTTAATCTAAACTTTAAAGAAGGCGGGCAAGTAAAACATTATCTTACGGGCGGGTCAGTTTTAGGAGCGCCTGCTGATTTTGTTCCAGGAAACGGCCCGCCACCAGGAATGACTTGGAGTGAAACTCAAGGTCAGTGGATGCCGTCAGATTCTGTTGTTGGTGCTATGCCTGGATTTGCTCCTGGTAAGGACCCCATAAATAATTTTGATACGTCCGGTAATCCAACACAAAACTCTAACCCATATGGGTTTACTGCTCCATCGGGTCCGAGTCTAACTGTTATGTCGCCGTACTACAACACAAAAACTGGTGAGTCTTGGTCCGCTCCTAGCAGTGGATGGACTGCACCATCTTCTGACTGGATTCAAGGCGCTTTAGAAGGCAAATTTATGCCAATGCCAGGTCCTAACGCACCAACACTGAGCGGCCCTCTTGGTGGTGTTGGTCAACCTCCCGTTGGCGGACTTAATCCTTTTGCAAATATTAATCCCAATGATCCTATGCTTGAAATTATGGGCGGGGATAGAAGCAAATTTAATAATGGTAGTAGACCACCGAGCGCATCGATAGGTGATGCACTAGGTAGTTTAAATAATTTAACCACAACAAACGCACCAAAACCTGTTGCTCCAATAACACCGCAACAGCCGTTTCAACAAAGACGTGTTGCGCCCCCGTTAAGCGGTAATATAAACCCATCGTTTGCTAAAAGAGCCCTGCCTTATACTCCAAAGCCAATACCAAAACCTATGCCTAGAAGAAGAATGTTTGCTGAGGGTGGCAGTACTACACCAGCATGGCAACGTTCTGAAGGCAAGAGCCCATCGGGTGGTTTAAATGCCTTAGGTCGTGCGTCATATAAGCGTGAGACTGGTGGCGAATTAAAGGCACCACAGCCAGAAGGTGGATCACGCAAGAAGTCATTCTGCGCTAGGATGGGCGGCATGAAGAAGAAACTAACTTCTTCAAAAACCGCCAACGATCCAGATTCACGCATCAACAAAGCACTCCGTAAGTGGAAGTGCTAACTTACTTCCTATAACGTTTACCGTGCCAACCCTCCGCAGCAAGAGGAAAATCGGGAGCCCATGATGGTGGCGTGGTCATAATACGAACTACATCATTCATTGCGGACTCCCCGTTTTGTTCTTCCACAAGAAGGAGTACCTCGTCATGGATGCTGTTTATAACGCTATATCCCGCATTTTCAAGATTGAGCATGGCATTAGCCAAGAAGTCCCTAGCAGTAGCCTGAACGGCGGACTGGAAGATACTGCTACCAATCAAAGCATTTCTACTCCACTGCCGAGTGTAAGTGTTTTGGGAATGAACAGTAACACCCATCTTCTGCGCGCCCCATGGTGTGGTGAGCAACTCGAGCTCTGGCCTTTGCCAGCAGATCAATCTACCACTTGGTAATCTCATCCACAGTGCGTTCTTTGTGACTTTCAGTTTAATCTTACTACCAGCATCAAACGTTGTGCCAGGGTTCTGTACGGCTTGAATTGAAGCTGTCTCACACTTAGTCCATAAGTTCTTAACCATCAGATACGAAGCCCGGTAGTTATCTACCGCACTCTTGGCTTGGGTCTCGGTTATGTTGACACCCATGCCTGCCGCATACTTAACTAAGCCCTTAGCACCCTGACCAAACATTGCGCCCAGAACCGCCGACTTAGCAATTTGTCTTTGATCCTTCGTAACTTCTTCATACGGGACTCGGTACAGGGATGTGGAGGCGAATACTTTATACTCATCTAGTCCTTTCCTGAATAGCTCTATCTTATCTTTTTGATCCGCAAGATATACGCCAACTCGGTTTTCAATGCTTGAAAAATCCACATCCACGAATGTATGGCCTTGTGGCGCCCTAATAGCAGATCGAACGAGTGAGGACAGTTCGTCCATCGATCCATTTGCCTCGCCAAAAAGTCGTGGTATCGCCGCCTCAATCTCTGCATCACTGATAGTGGGGCGAGCAATATTTTGAAGATTAAGTCCACCGCGAGAAGCCCAGCGACCAGTAGAAGCCCCGTGATAGACGAGCGTGTTTCGTATCCTGCCATTTCTTTGTACCTCCAGCATTTTGGCGTATTTCGCCACGTTAGTTTGTGAGCCTTCTTGGCGAAGCTCAAGCGCCCTTTTAACATCTTCCCCTAAAAACAAATTATCAAAGTTAGTGCTTACTAACTTCTTTGAAACGGACTCGGCGGTCAAGTCTTCCATGTCCGCACCTTGTTCATTAAGCCAGTCCAATAACTTCTGGCGTTCAGAAGGCTTACAACCGGTCAAGGCAAGGAGTTCGTTGTCTAGAGCATCCTGAGCCTTTGTAACTGCCAATACGGCGTTCTGAAGCTCGTCTGGATCGACCGGTACGCCCCGCAAATTGATCCGTTGGGTGAGGGTCCAGACCGCCTGTTCGGCGTCTTCTAGGGGCCTTAAAACGCTTCCTATGGCCATCTCTGTGCGGACGTCTTGGGCACAGTAATCACATAGCTGTATCATCAGTTCCGGGTCGTCATTAAAGACACCCTTACTATTAGGTTTGCATAGCTTCTGAATAAGCCTCTTGCCAATAGGGTCTTTCTGATACTGGGCGTTCATAAACAAACCGGCATCATCAAGGCTCTGTGGCACGTTGTTAGCTGCTGCTACGGCCATGGTGTCAATGCACTGCTCCAGCTTTAACTTAGGCCAATGGTACTTTGGCACACAGACACAGTTCCAGATAGCGTACTCGAACATGGCGTTCCATGCGGCGATCTTGCCACCATTTCGAACGTGGTTTAATAGCCTCAATAAACCAAATCCTCCATCTGGTTTAAAGACTTGTACGTTCTCGGGTGCGGTGCCAAACGCAATACACAACACTTCGGTGGATAGGCAGTTAGCGTATTTGTCAAGACCTACTTCTGGTAGATCGGCAAAGCTACGGGTTTCAAAGTCAATGCTGTAAATCATAATCGCTCCTTAGGCAAGCCGACGTATCGGCGATAAAACTATTATACATAAAAAAGGGGGCCTGTGCAAGCGCCCCCAATCACCACCACGTGAAACTATTTACGCCACCGCCACGCAATACTCCAGTTAAAGAGATTGAGTGGCGGGCACTTCCATGGATCAGATCTCACAAGATCCAGCGCTACATGCTAGCTGTTGCGCTCCTTCCACATTGTCTGTTACTTCTTTGAACTCGTTCCAGTTGATCGTTGGGACCTTGGCTTTTAGCTCGTTGTACTTTGCTTCGGTGCACTCTTCGTACGGGGCTTGACGGTAGGTTCCGCCATCGTACGGTAGATAACTAACTCCTGAGATTTCGCTGAAGTTATCCCAGGTCCACGCGCCAACTGTTGGCCAGTCTTTTTCTTCGACGGAGATGGTGACGCTAGGTTTATGCTCACACCAGTGTCGTTGGAATGTAAGCCAGAGGGCGAGATGATCCATTGGTGTGACGTCGGATCTTGTGATTCCTGCTGGGGCTTTTTGTGGAAAACTGAACACAGTTGTCTGAGTAGGTTTGTAAACATCGTCTTCACTTGGTATTCCTTGGCTGACTAAGAACTGAGTTAAAGGGTCTTTCTTATCTCCTCTAACTCTGCGGATGTAATACTTAGAGTGTCGAGGGTGGATTCCAGAAGCGCTATCAACGAGTTGGGAGACGGTGCCGCTTGGCTTGACGCAAGTAATTGCAGCACTCTTAGGTATTCCAAGCAGTATTGCAAATTCCTCATTGGCTCTTCGAGCTTCCTCCCGCAGTCTGGTAAGTAGGGCATTTAGTTTGTCTCCTTGTGTTGTGAGCAATGGGTTATCGTAAATTCCTGTAAGCGACACTCCCAGCAATCTTTCTTCCTCGGTGTTGCGCTGCCACACTTTTCGCAGATACGGAAACTTTGTAAAAGTGGCCTGGATTGTGCCAAGAATCGAAGCAATTCGTACTTTTCTAAGAAGCGTTTCTTCAGTGTCGTCATGTCTTACTACCGCCTCAGTGAGATTACAAAATTGGTAGGGGCGTAAAATAATCTCACTACATGGATTAGTACCAAACTCGAAGTTTGGATCACGGTGTCCGTACTTAGCCACTGTATTCTTTGCCGCTTCACGGTTAAATATGCCTCGCTCTCCGGAGTGAGAATTATATAAAGAGAGCCACTCTTCCATGAATTTTCCAACCGTAGGAGTTTCGTTATAAACCGCACTGTTATTGGCCAGAGCTCGATGAGGAGCTGTCTCCCACCACGGACCTGCTTTGGCATGACGAATCCTTTCATCATCAAGATCAGATAACGAGATCATTGCGGAACGGCGCACGCCACCTACCACAACTACCTCACCAATTTTGCACATTATATCATGGCACTCCAAACTGTTCAGACGGCGCCCTTGTGCGTGTTTAAACGTATTGACAACAAACTTAAATAAATCTACTAATGGTTCCGGCCCGGAAGCTCTTCCACCAAATGTTTTGAGTCTTGTTCCCGCAGGTCTAACCCCGCTAACATCCCACTTTGGGACTTCGCCTGCCCAGAGGTGCGCGAGGAGTAAGCGGAGTGATTTCGCCCAGCCTTCTTTGCTGTCGTGTACGACGATGGTGTGCTCTGAATCAAACAAAGTTTCTGGCACTTCTGGCAAGTTGTTAATGTACTTGGATTCAACTGAGAATCCAACGCCAGTACCGCAGAGCAAGATGAACATGGCTTCGTCAAAGGACTTGGGGTCATCCACTGGGAGATACGAGCAATTATATACGCAAGTGTTATCACGATCGGCACTCTTTCCTGCCGTCATCATGGCGCGCATGGACGGCATCAAATCTAGGTTATGGATAGCATCAAAAATTTCATTTCGTAATTCGGTCTTACCTTGTATTGCTGGGGTGCGACTAAAAATATAGTCGACATAGCGATCTACTGTTTCTGCCCACGTTTCTCTGCGTTGCTTGTCATCTACAAAACGTGCGTAACGGCTGGCGGCTATATATTCTTGATACTGATCCATGTGTTGTTCTCTATGTTATATGGGTTGATGAAAAAGGGAGGCCGCAGTTTCTACGGACACTCCCCGGACTACCTACTACCGAAAGGACTACTTATACTGCGAAATCTGCTGCTGCGGATGTAGCACCGCCTAACTTATTGCCGTCCTCTAACTTCTGAACGTTGTTTAAACCTGCTGCAATGCCTTTGGAACCGCTTGTATCGTAAGCATACAACGTGATTGAAGCACGACCATAGCAGCCACTATAAAACTCAGATGGATCCAAGATTGGGTTGAGATCTGCATCTACAACACCAGGTTTCTCATTAGAGTTAGCGTTGATAAAATAATGACCAGCGTAGGTTGCGTCATCTTTCTCAGCATCGCCATCACGCAAACCGCCTTTGAGCATCTTAGGAACTGTGCCGCCCCATACAGAAGCATTGGCTGTTTTGGTATCTTCAAAAGCCTTATTAAAGCGAGCAATAGTATCTTTATCTGTTTTAGGGATAAGGATTGACACAGAGTATTTCATTGTGCCATTAGGTGTTTCTGCTGGTTGAAAAACGTGCGCATAAGAGAAACGCACTTTACCTGTTACAAATTTAGTTTTTACTGATTTTGCTGGCATAAAATTACCTTTTTAACGTTAGAGACTGGGCTTCAATAGGGGCCAATCTGTCTACCCTTTACTACAAAACTATGCGTCGTACATAACACCATGATGTTTTAAAGCGTGTTGCATTGCAATGGCTTGTAAAAAATCTTGACGACATTCGTAATCATACAACATTTCTGGATCTTCTGCAACTGCTTCCAAAACTTCTTCAATGTTGTATCTTAATTGTAACACCGATTCTCTGTTTTTGCCACCGGCTAAACCGTCAAAATCTTTAATAAATTTTTCAATTACAAATTCAGGAATATCAAATTCGGCATCATAAAATTTTAATAACATATTTGCCTTTCTTGTTATTTTGCTACCATTACTAATCCTACGTTACCGAGTGCGTACCCAATAAACATAATGCCAGTGCCGACGCCACCTTTCATAAACTGATCAATGGCTACTATAAAATAAACAAACCCCATTGCAGCTATTAGCCATGTGCTCATTGGAAGTCCTCTTTAGCAGTTTCTTTTGCTCTGACTAATTTAGGGGATCCTTCAGGGCGTTGAACCAGACCGCCAAGCCACGCCATCACCTGTCCTTTAGCGCCTAGTTTTTCTAATGAGGCAATTGATTTTATTTTACGTGGTTCCCAGATCTGTTCTTCTGGTACACCCTTTTCTTTTAAAATCTCAGCGGCTAGTTGGGAATCAGCAATCTTACGATGCGTAATTGTTGTGCCTAATTCAAAACCCTTTGGTATTACATTTTCTGTAACCGCTCTTTCCAAAGCAAACTCTTCTACATCGTTAACCCAAGTGCGTAGGTTTTGAGCTTTTACTAAAACGTCGCTTACTTCTTCTTGGCTGAGGAGCGGGGGCGCCCTGAACTCGAGCTTTGCGAGCTCGTTGTTGAAGTCCGAGCGGGCGCGGCATTGCGCTTTGGCTTTGCAGAACTGGCACCATTCGCCTGGGAGGAAGTCGCCTGAGCCACTCCATGCTTTTTTGGCTTTTGGTTTGACGAAGTACTGCGCCCAGTCGACGAGTTTCGTGATGGTTGTGCCGTCTGTTGAGATGCTTTCGAGGCGCGGTTGGTGGATTGTGTAGCTGACTTCTTTGATGTCTGGGTATTCGTCTTTGAACTTGGAGTACGCACCGAGGGCGTAGAGTCTGAGCTGTGTGTTGTCTTGCGCTGAGACTGGGATGCCTTTTCCAAACTTGAGGTCGATGACCCGAATGGAGTGCTGAGAAAGTATAACCACATCGGCTGTACCAAAGCCATCAGGAACCCAGTCAGAGAAGTCCACACGTTGCTCAAAAAGCGGCGTGTCCGACTCCCCGATTTGGCTACGCACGTAGAGTACGTAATTATCCACGTAATCAGCGAGTTCGTCGGTGAAATATTTGTTTCTTTGTATTTCTTGCAGATCTTGTTCATATTGCTCCTGTGTGATTTGTGTGTAGTGCAAGCGCAATTTGATTTCTGCCAGGGAATGGGCAAGAGTGCCTTCCGCTGAAAAATCAAATGACCCTGATGGTTTTTTAGGTTCTGGGAGTGTTGCTTCAAGTCTAGCACTGGGCGTGCAAGAAATCCATCTTTTAGATGATGAAGCGGATAGTATAGCGTGTGCAGTCATATTAGCCTTTTTAGTCAGATTAGTGTATATATACTAATGCAAAAAATGGGACCTGTCAAGTCCCATTTTGACTAAATATCTTTTTTATGACTTTAGGGCGGAAATTAGGTTAGCTATCTCTTTGTTAAAATCGACTACAACTTCCGCTTTAAGATCTACTTTGGTATCGCGGGTTTCGCGATAGTCTTGCTGGAACTGGCCTCTGAGGGCAATCTCGGCTAGACGGCTATTGTAGTTCTTATTGTCCACATTGGCTAGGAGTTCCCGTTCCCAAAAGGCTTGGGCGTGGACTAGGGAAAGATCTAAGGCTTCGGCAAACTCTGGATACTTCTTTTTCCAGGCTTCTGCCGTTCCTTTTGATATGCCCAATTCGGACCATATCATTTTTTGCGATGCGCCCAGCTTACCTAGTTCGATCATACGATCGCACATGTCTGGGTCATACTTAGATTGAGGGTGTTTTTTGGTTGCCATTATTTTTTAGCTGTCTTTGCAGACTGAACAAATGCGTCCTTGGTTGGGGCACCCTTGGCGCCGGGATTACGCATCTTCTCACCGGAGCCGGCTTTGATGCGCTCTCGTTTGGCGTGGATGTTGGCATAAAGGCCGACTGGGCCGCCAGATTTCATTTTGGGAAGGCACTTAAAATCATCCATAAATTAACCCATAAGTTATACACCACAGCTCCAATAGTAACTTATAAGTTACTAACATAGCTACTGGCACGGTTGTTAAATAAAAAATGTCTTTTGTTGTCATGTGTTTGGTGGAGTAGCACGGTACTGCCCCGTGGTCCGCTGGGTTGCATATCAGCCTTGGCCCCTCGTCGAAACTATACCTACCCCATTGTAAAAAAGTCGCGACTTTTTTGTAAATTGGTTCAAAAAAGTCGCAACCGATACTAAAATACTGCAGTGATACGGTTAAAGCGCTTGACGCCGTCAACCAATTGTGCCTCGATCGTGGTGCTGATGAACTTGTTCATCTCAATTGCGTTGTCAATGATTTCGTGCATTGTGGGGAACTGGGGCGCTTTTTCAAGCAGTTTTTTACCAGCTTCGTCAGCTACTTCCCAGGCTTTTAGCTGGGCGTTGTACTGCTCGGTTAAGAACTCCTTGGAGGTCTTGAGTAAGTCATAGCGTAATTCAAATGGATTCATGTAATTCTCCTGTGTTTGTGTATGTAAAATAGGGGTTCCGGGCGCCTCCCGGCGAGACGTACTACCCTATACTTACTAATGCAAAATCTACTGCTTTTCCGCCCCATTTGGTTTAATTAGGAGTTTATCGCGCTCTTCAGCGCGAGCTTTAGCCTCCCTAAGTGACTCATTGATAATGAGTCGGGTTACTGCTCCAGCCATTTCTTGGATCTGTTTCTCCTTGGCTGCTTCTTTGTCCTCCAGTGCCTTGTCTATATCGTTACGGATACCGGCCCGGTCCAACAAATCTTTAAGTTTCATCTTTTTGCGCTTTCTCAACCGCCTCTAGGTTTTTCTTTGCTTGCTCAACCTGAGGACCTGCTTGTATTTGAATTGCATTAATAATGTTAACAACTTGAATAAACGGTGACTGCGCCAACACATTTAACAGCGTGTTGATGTCCTTTACAGAAAACTCTAGCGTCACATTAAAATCATCTAATAAATCTTTGCTCACTTTTTACCTTTCTTTATTTTAAGTTCTACGTCCACATCCGGCTTATATTTATCTAGTTGCACAAAGTGACCGTTCCCCACCATTTGTTCAAAGCCATCCCACAGCCGTTGGTTTTGGAGTTTTGCGGCGTACTTGATACCGCTGATATAGTTATATACCTCATCTTCTGTCATGTACTCGGGCTTATCTAAATATTGCCGTAAAAACTCATCTAGGTATTCTTCAATCTGAGAACACTTTATAATGTCTTGCTCCAACTCAAAGCGGTCGTATTCACTCCACAGATTCATTTTTTACCTTTCTTTTTTGGTTCGTCATCATCACGAATAGTTTCAAACAAATTTTGAAAGTCAGCGGCAATACGTTCTTGTAAATCTATTAATTGCTTTTCAACGTTCCAATATGCTAGTTGCATTTCTTCTGCGCTGAGTTCTTTAATTGCACAGTTAACTGCTTTGAACGTTGCTACCGCACTTTCTAATTCAATTGACGCATTTTCTAACTGCATTAACTCTGTCCAGTATTTCATACATTTTTTCCTTGATTAAATTTCATACACTGAGCGGCGGCTAGGGTTATTTCTGGTTTAAACGGCAGTGTTAAAAACTGTTCTTTCATTTTAATACAATGAGTTTCTGGAACAGCTATATCGCTTGCCATGAAATCACATTTAGTTCCTATGCACATGATGGCTACAAAAATAAACTCCATCATTGGACTCCCAATCTGCGTTCAATTTCACGATCAATATACCAACGAGCTTTGCGCAAGTCTTCAATGGTATCGATTTTTAAATCAGCGCGCCAAATATATTTAATAGCATTACCTAAGCAAAAATTCATATGCTCAGTAATCTGTATGCAGTCTACACCGCTGGGGTGTGCCGTATAGTGCTTAGGCTTGTTTACTGGATCGTTCACGTCTCATCTCCCTTAAATGTTCATGCAAAATTTTAACTTCTTCCATTGTTGAGCATTCCCAAACACCCATCAACTCCCCAAAACGTTTTTCGCTTAAATCAACGTCTTCAACACCCATAAGTGTTTCCATCATGTAACATCCGTCGTATAAGTATTCAATTACAAAATGGCTCATAGTCCTAATTCCTTTTTGATAAACTCTACACCTTTTGAGAAATGGTAACGCCAATGTTTTTCGGTTACATGTATTTCATTATAACTCTGTCCATTTAAAAAAGCAAGCAAAACCTCCCGTTGTTTAAACGGCATGTTGTTTTCTATCAAATTACGGATGTCTTGGATGTCATCTGGTTCCCAGGGTAGCCAGCCTTCAATAAGTTGGGTGGATGTGCCCTCCACGTCATCTTGCTCTAATGGATCTGGGTCTTCGTCTGATAGTCTTGGAGTAACTGCTTGGATTTTATGTTTTGTTATCATACTCGTGTGTCAAAAATTGCGGCTGCGTAAATGTTCCCCATACCTGCGGCTAGGCTTAAAATCTTTGGCTTGCGTTTAATCATCATGGGTTCAGACAAATAAACATCATCTTTTTGGGTACGGTTTGGAATGGCTGGCACTATACCTGATTGCAAACTATCTAATAGCAAACAGGTCTCCAACAAACCTGACGCGCCCATTGTATGTCCTATTATTTGTTTAAAGGATGTCGCAATAAACGGCGTATGAAACAACGCCTGTAAAGCCGCTTTCTCAGACATGTTATTTGACTTAGTCCCTGTACCATGCGTTTTAACAATTTGTATCTCCTCTGTGCTTATGTTACCTGATCGTAATGCTAGGGCGGCGGCTCTTACAAAACCTTGCCCATCTTCACGTTGCCCGATTGCGTTGGTGCTTTGTTCACTAGCCACACCAGCGCTTATTAGTCTTGCTTTGGGTTTATTAACTAATACATTCTCATTCTCAAAGACGGCAAACACTGCGCCCTGACCGATGTAAAACCCGCCGTTATGGTGGTCAAACGCAGATGGTTTAATTCCTTGCTGTTCTTTATCGTATGTCAAACACGCGCCCGATTCGCCAAAGAAGTGCAATACCTTGTCGTTGATGGTGTCCTCTACGCCCAACACGCACACCCGATCAAACCCTTGGTATGTCATCAGTTGGCACACGTCCGACATAACTTTGAGGCTGGATGCACAAGCGCTGGCATCGGTTGTGATCAGATCGTCCGCCCCGCACATCTGCCCGATACGACCAGCGTACACCTGCGTCAGTGTGAGTGGTAGTAGTTTGTAGTCATAGGTCAAACGGCTTTTCTTAATAGCGTATGGGTTGATACCGGCAAAGTGTGCGTTACCAGATGCAAAGATAAAAGCAG